TGTCGTCGCCCTCCATAGGATCACATGAAAAGAGCGCCCCGGAGGGCGCCCTGGTTGATAGTTATTAAGTTTTCACTTCTGAGTAAAATGGTGCTTTAAGTTACTTGTCGAAAGCAAAAAAGGCTATAAAAGCCGCAATCCCTGCAATTATCCCAAATAGATCAAAATAGTTAATAATCATGTCATTTTAACTCCTTCGCTTTAAACATATTTAGATATTGTTTTTAGGCAGAAATCGGGTGCAATATCCTACTTTTTCAGTGTCCCAATCAGAGTATCTGATTTTTTGCGGTGTGCCAAACCCAGAACAAAACGCACTCGTCCTAACGTACTCACCATATTTACACTTGCGACAATTAGCACTGTTGGCATATGGTGACGCATTTTCTTGTCGTTTTTTAAACGCTTTATAGCTTGCCATTGTCGTTTTCCGTCTCCTTTCTAAACTCTTTCTCAACGATTTTTCTAACTGTTTCAGCTATGGTTTTGAATCCATTGATTTTTCGCAGATACTCAAGTTTAGAAAGAAAATTATCATCAACTCTAATCTGCAATAACTTGTCACGCATAACGTTTTCTCCTTTCGTAATAACATTATACGTGTTTTGTTATTACATTTCAATTTATTTGGTGCTTTAAGCTACGTTTAAACAATCGTTGGAATATCTTTCATAGTTACAAAGGTGATTCCGCTGGCTTTGGCGTAGTCAATAAGTTCCTCGAAGCGCGTTTTGAGTTCCGCTGTAAGGGTATGGTCATGCCAGAATACAATGCAAAGCAGGTGGTCTGAGATGGCTTTGTCAATGTGGTCTTTTTGTGACTGTAACGTACCATCAGGAAGCCCATAGCATGAAAGTCCGTAGAGATTACTTCTTGCGCCGTTCATGTAGTTGTCGTAATACGGTGTGCCATACTGGAATCCCGTTCTCAGGCATCCATATCTGGGGCCTGCAACGGCAGATATAATCTCATTTATATGATGGGACGGGCAGACAGCACCGTAGGCTGTAAGACCAAGGGCGGCAAACGCGCTGTCCTGCTGGTCGAAATACTGATTAAGGAAATACTCGTCATAGCTGTCCCAGTTGGAAAGGCCGTGTACTGCTATCTCGCATCCGTGATTCTGTACGGAATCAACAACTATTGCCGTCATTGTTTCGTCAGCAAATACTTCGGACTGCGACATGACTGCCCATGTGCCGGGGACACCCTTGCTAATAAACATGGGAATCGTATAGTTGGCAAGGTCGGCTTTTCCATCATCAGAGACGAAGCAAATGTATCCCTTAGAGAGCTGTCCCAAAGGCTTATACGCAAGATTTTTAAGAACATATGACGGCATTGACGTAAGAGGATACCGGATTAAATCTCCGATATTTTCATAGTTGCTTTGTGCCGTATCTCTTACTGATCCCTCATAGAACGGCATATATTTTTCAATCACACCATGCTTATTCAGACGGCTGTTAGAATAAAGGAACCATCTTGCTGATACCTTTATATACGTAACGCCTTCCGGGACTGTATAGCTTGTCCCAAGGCTTGACATACCCAGTTCCGAAAGCGGATTCTTGTCTGTGTCATACGCACAGACCTTATACAGATTTGACGGGGTTGTGAGATTTGCATACGTTCCAACAACAACATCCCCCGGCTCAACAGGGATGAAGTAATCAGTGTATGCCGCAGGAGGGTCAAGCGAAGATGTTTTTTCGGTTCCATCGACATCAATATACTTTCCGTTAACGCAACGGGAAGCATTCAACAGATTGTTGGAATAAACCTTTTCTGTTTCATCTTCTCCGTCGCTTTCCGTGTATTCGTTCGCAAAAGAGTACACTTTCACGTTTTCGTAAACGCTTGACGAACCCTCAATGACAGAACGGGCCGGGCCACTCATTTTGCATCCGTAGACAAAAACCTCGCTTACTCCATCGGACGCTCCGTAAGAATTTACCTCGATGTATCCATCGCCCTCAATCACACACCCTCTGATCACCAATTTGGATTTTGCGCCTGCCGCCGCATTGTTGTGCATACGGATTACACGCTTTGCCGTGTCGGATTTGATATAGCAGTTCTCAATCAGCCAGTTTCCATACATTGGGAACCCGGCACCGATAGCGGCATTCTGATTGTCAGAAGAATCATTTTCACGGTAATTATGCAACGTGCAGTTCTTGATTGTCAGATAAGGCGTCTTTTCATATCCATCAGCTGTTGTCCAAAAATCCGGATGAATGCCGTACCTTAAGTTTTTACATTCAAGGTTCAACCCGTCAATTTCCACGTTGTACCCCATTGCAAAAGCTGAAAAGTCAGATACGACATTTGCGTTTACTCCGTCATATTCTGCTGTTACGATTGCTCCGGGAGAGAAGCGCACAATAACATTTTCAAGCCACACGCCATAGTCCCACACCCCGTTTGCTCTGCCGTTGTAGCTTTCTGCATAGTTTGTAAAATAGTCTGTGCCGTACTCTGCTTTGTATTCGGCTATCAGGTCATATGTTCCCGCATCAACGATAATGACATTTGCCATGGCGACCCTTGCCGCTTTAACGCCTGCAAGAATGCCTTCGGACGGGGTGATGTGGTACACCCTTTCTCCCTTGCCAACCAGCTTGATTGTCGGATTTTCAGGGAAGTTAGAGACGCTTACACGCATATATGACACATTCGGGTTATCGGGAATCTGAATATAAGAGTTGTTGTTACCAACTTCCATGGCAGATACAAAGCCATAACTCTTATCGTACAGACAGACCACCTCAGAGAGTGATGCTGACGGTCTTGAGAACTTATACAGACCGTTAGGCATTACAGGAATAAAACCTGTTGCGCTGAAAGCTGATGCTTTTCCAAGCCTGCCCGTCTCGGCATTAAGTCTGTACCCGGAAACAATATCATCAGTGTTAATAAGATTGACGGCCTCATACCCGGAATTTGTGAGGAATTTAGTCATGCCGTCCGACAGGACATTGGAATCCTGCACCGCTGTATGTATAAGATAAGCCGCTTCTGGTGCAACATATGTTGCGTTCGTAGTAAGCCTGATGTACCCGTCTGCATCCACCTCAATATCCTTTTCATACTGGATATGGAAAGGTTCTCCCCTGACCGTCTTGTCTTCGTTGTAAAGACAGCAATAATAAGACGATGCGGCGTACACATTGACATACAGACGGCCTTTTTTTACCGGGATATAATCAAGGGTGGCATATGGTGCAGATGAGGATTTTGCCTCTCCCGTACTATTGATATATTTCCCCTGTGTCCACGTTAATGGAATATATTCGATGTCATTCCGATTAATTTTGTTGTTTAAACCGCTCTTTAACTCACTAACATCAGCCTCCATGCCGTCCACTTTGTCGACCGCTGCGTCGACTTTTTCGACCAGCTCATCGAGGTTGTATCCGTCATAGTCTCCCGCCCAGGTGTCGGTGTCGAGCGCCAGGCCATTGTTGTCGGTGAAGATCTGCGACCGTAAAATCTGATCTCCGGATGTGATGATAAACTGCCCGAGCAGTGTTCCAGCTACAGCAATGGCTGGCTGATCTAACTCAGCATAAGCGCCATAAATAGAGACAATGCTTTCATCTTCCTGTCCGATGCGGATTTCCTTAGACTCGCCGACGATCTGCGCCCCTACCTTATCGGGCCGGATGATGATCAGCTTGACGGTCGCATCGCTGCCAATATCGTATAATTCCTGCTTATAGGTGAGCTTGGCGAAAACATACCGTGTATTATCGTCAAGGGCGATAGATTTGATTGACGGTCTTTCTCCGTCATGGTCGTATAAGTCGAGCGTTATGTTTGCTTCCAACAATTTCAGAGCCATGTCCTACCTCCCTTCCATTAAAGTTTATACGTCACGATATACGTCGTGCGAATATATGCGTTTCCGCCGTTATGTATTTGAATTAGCTTGCCGCCCGCATTTTGCCCCACACTGACGGTCACATTCGACGCCGCACTGATCGTCTTGATTCCGATTTCGCCATTTCCGGCAACACCGATCAGATAAATTCCTTTCATATCAGCCGTCGGGTTAGCCGAATTGACGATTAGCATGATAGTCCCCGCAGAGAATCTTTTGAAATCATATCCCCCCGCCGCTACCGACCATGTGTATGCTCGCACGATTCCCTCAGTCTTCTCCTCTTCTGCGGTGATTCTGGTCACTGCATCAGAGAGCGTGGTCTGCATCTCTTCAATCGATTCGGTCAGCGAGATCAGGCTGGGGATCCTTGTCACAGATTCGACATTGATTCCGTTGATGTTCACGCGATAGAGCGGAAACTCCACGAGCGCGTCCCCGTTCGCGATGGATCCGGAGGCGTATGCCGGCACGTCCGGATAGCTCGCCGCTGGCGTCCCGGTGATGACCGCGAGCTGCATGTCCTCGACGGGCTTTACACTGCTGTTGTCTCGCGTGTATCGCGCCACGATCAGGTCGATGCGCTGCATTCCCTGGGCGCCGTTCTCAATCGCCATGGATTCGGTCGTGCCTCTCTCGACGGTCGCCGTGCATCCTTCCGCGATCAGGAGGCCGTCTGCGATCGTGATTTCATTCGCTGAGACGATCGTCGCCGCCATCTTGGACCCGACGTTCATGATGTGTACGCCGCTTCCCAGCAGCCCGATATTCATGTCCCGCTCCTGCTGGGACGTCACATGCGGCTCGTTCCGATAGCCTGTGATAATTTTCATATATTAAGCCTCCACATTAATGTCGTCTTCCAGTTTGTACTCTATCTGCCGGAAGCCGTCCTTCCATGTCACGATCTTCCCCGCGATCGGAGCTGACATCGTCACGCCTGAAAGGTAGTCCCTGCCGCCGACGATGTCGCCGATCCCGATCTCGAGAGACGAGTCGACGGTCATGCCGAATTTATTCGTTCCCATCAGCTCCTCTAATTTCTTCCTCCCGGACTGGATCAGGTCGGGAAGCTCCCCGCCCGAATAGTCATAGACGTCCGCGATCTCATCACGGCCGAAGTAGTGCTGCGTCGTTCCGATGTTCCCGTTCTCGTCAGCGTATAGATGATAGACCGTGCGGTTCTTGAGCTCTCCCTTGCCGAGACAAATGAGGTGGTTGACGCCAGCGTTGTCGACCTCTACGGTGTAGTCCATCCTCATGTCGGAGGACAACTCGATCCTCCGGGAGTAGTCCACGATCGGGACGGCGGACACGACCACGGCCTTTAGCGCCTGATCATATCTCAGCTCCAGCCTGTATCCGCGCGACTTGAGGAGCTTCGTCAGCCCCTCTTCCAGAGTGCAGTATCTGTCGTATTGATACCCCGACACCGTCACGCCTGTGTCCTCTGTGACGCCCACGAAAAGCCCCGGAAGGGCTTCTTCCACCCTCGCTTTAACGATGGCGTTAAGCTCCCCGGAATCTGTCGCGTAGTCCTGCCCGGAAGGCGGCGAGATGATCGATTTCTGCAGCCGTCCGCGCCAGGTAAGACCTCCGCGGCGGATGATTCCTTCGGAGGTCTTTGTCTTCATGCTTCTCACGACGCCGCCGTATTCTGTGTCGGGGATATAGATCAGCGATCCGTCCTCGACCGGCTGGTACTCATCGCGGGAGAACTTTATCTCGAAGCTGTTCTCCTCGCGCCCGACCTCGAAGTCGTAGCTCTTGAAATGGAGGAAGCCCAGCTCCGTCCCGGTGCTGTCCGCCAGTATCAACTCTTTCACGTCCGCACCTCCTGCCTCGGCTCACTGCGCTCCTCGAAGAGTGTCAGGTCAAAGCCAAATGTCCCCGGCCAGCTGATCCGCAGCGTCCCAGCGGGGAGCTTGTCGAAGACGGACTCCGATTTATTCCGCAGGTCGAAGGCGTTCTCCGTCCGGCCAGTTGCCAGTGTCTTGACGATCGTCCCCTTCTTGGAGTCGATCGTGATGCGCTCCGACTGCTCCAGCGTGTCGAGGATCTGGTAGCCGTGTCCGTTGATCAAGATCTTCGGATCCGTGCAGGGCCCGAAAATCGTCATAAGAAAATCCGATTCGAAGGGGATCTCTGTCGGCCACGATACCGCCCCGGAGACGCCGGAGAAGTAGTCGTATGGATAATCGTAGGGATAATCGAGGTAGGATTCCTGCATGTCTCCTGCGCGGGAATAGAAGTGTCGTGTCTTCTCCCGGATCCAGAAGGGATTCGGGCAGTAAAACGACACCTTATTGTCCACTAGGAAGTTGCTGTCGTCCGGATCGGTCTCGCACTCGACCACGAAACACTCAATGTAATAATCATTCCAGATAAGTCTCCCAGGAGTGACGTTACGCGCGTCCAGCTCGAAGTCGTCGTGCATCTGGTCGAGCAGTGCCAGCTTTTCCTCTTCCGTGCCGAACAGCGTGAGCGTTGCCTCGTAGTTTGCCGCGTCCTTGGTAAAGGCCGTCACGCGCTCTCCGTGCTGGAGCGCCACCGCGCTGGGGTCGTACTTCCAAGCGTGGAAGCTGGCGCCCCGGCGCGTCCGCAGCGTCTCGCTCCGGAGGTTGTATTCTCTGCCGCTCGAGGCGACGTATTTAAGATTTACTCCGCTCATACCTTCACCCCGTGCTCTCTCAGGAGCCTTGCAAATTCTCTGCCGTCAATGCTTAAGGACATCCGGCTGAGCGCCTCGATAAGCGCCGTATACATCGCGGCAGCCTGACGGTCATGCGACCGCTCGATCCTGTCGGCCAGCTCCTCCAGTTTTTTCCAGAATTCCGAGAGCGGTACGACCGCCTCTGATCCTGCTTCACCGACACCGATTACGGAAGGCGCATCAAAGACGCCGCCCTCTGCGTACCAGTCAATGCCGAAGTGCGGGACGCTCGGAGGATTCAGCGAAAATTCTCCGCTGATGTACGGATGCGGGAGCTTCAAGTCCGGAAGGCTCCACGAGAAATTAAAGAAGCCCTTTATAGCTTCGATCGCGGACCGCACCTTTTCCTTAGCCGCCTCGATCTTCTCCTGTATCTTGCTTTTGATTTCGTCGAATTTCGCCGTCACATCCGACTTAAGATTGCTGACCGTATTAGAGACACTGCTCTTGAGGCCTTCCCACGCAGCCACGACGCGCGCCTTCATGGTGTTCGCCCACTGGCAGATTGTGTCCCAGTTTTTATAGAGCGCCACGCCGATTGCTATCAATGCCGTGATGATGGCGATCGCGATTCCGATCGGGCCTGTCAGCGCTCCGATGACCACGCTCATCACACCGCCGGCTGCGGAGGCCGCACCGAAGATCGTGACGAGTGATCCTATCACGCCGATGATCGATCCGACGATGCTCAGCACAGGGCCGAGTGCCGCGATCAGTCCGACCGCAGTGAGGATCATTCCTTTCTGCTTTTCATCTAATCCGGCCCACCAGGTACTCAGCGCAGACACGCCTTCGGATACCCTTCCGAGGATGTCGACGATCGCAGGACCGAGGTCCGTGACCAGCTGCGCCCCGGTGTCCTTGAGAGTGTTAATGATCGGCGTCATCTGATCAAGCGGATCCTGGATGCCGTCGAATGTCTCTTCGGTCGTTCCTTCGAGGTCGCCCATTGCATAGCCGAGGTCCTCGAGTGACAGACGGCCGTCACGGCACGCATCCGCGATCGCCGGGCCTGCCTTGTTTCCGAACAGTTCCATCGCGATCTGGGACGCTTCCGCGTCAGATCCGGCATTCACGATCTGTTCCTGCAGTTCCGCAAGCGCATCCGCAGAGCTCTTGCCCTCTTTGGCGCTGTTCTGCATGGCTTTCTTAAGGCCGCCCAGCATCGTGGATGTATCGATACCGTTTTTCTCACAGTTGGCAAGGAGGTCGACGGATTCGTCCAGGGACAGGCCCATATCGTCGAGCGCCGACTTATTCTGCATGAGCTGCTGGGAGAGCGTATCGACCGACGCGCCGCTTTCCTGTCCTGCTTTTGTGAGCAGATCGAGCATGAGGCCCGCGTCTTCTGTCTCCACACCCCATGCAGCCATCATGGACTGCACATTATCGATGGACGAGGAGACGTCCGTGTCGTTGACTTCCGCAAATTTTATAAACTTCTCCGACAGGTCCTGCAGCGCATCACCGGTCAGCCCGAAACGGGTATTGACCTCGCCGACCGCAGTGCCCGCCGTGGCGAAGTCCGTCGGCATGCTCTTGGCGATGTCCCTCGCCCTGTTCTGCATGTCCTCGAGAGCTTCCCCGGAGGCTCCTGTCTTCTTGGTCACAATGTCGAGGCCTTCGTCGACTTCTTTCCAGGCGACCACAGCTGCGGCGCCCACGCCGACGATAGGAGCGGTCAAGGACTTGGTCATCTTGTCGCCGACGCTCTTGGTCTTGCCGCCGATGTCCTTGAGCTTGTCGCCCCACTCCTTGAGCTGGGCGGAGTGGCTCTCGATCTGCTTCGTGACGTCCTCGAGGGCCTTTTCGTATTTGTTGAGAGACCCTTTGCAGTTGTTGATCTCTGCTTTCTTCTTAGCGATCGCGGCCTCGTCGCGATTTTCCGCTTTCTCCATCTGCTCCAGCTCTGCTCGGAGGATCTGCTCTTTTTTGACATACTCCTCCGTCATCTTCGCGAGATATTTCTGCCTATCTTCCAGCTTCTTGGTCGCAGATGTGTTTTTGTCATATTGGGACTGGGCGAGCTTTAGCTCAGAGTAGGCCTCTTTGGTCGCTGCAGACACGCCTTTCATCGCGGACTTAAAATCTTCCGCGCCCTGCGCTGTAAGTATCAGCCCAGCTTCCTGTAGATTGTTAGCTGCCATACTCCTCTCCCCAGAATTGCTTGTACGATTTACCGGCGCCCTGTGCGATCCATCGCTGGACCTTCAGGGCCTGTACGTCCTGCTTAAAGACATCGCTTAACAGATCTCTCAGGCCTCCGATCCGGAGGCCCGTGTCGATCATTTGATCAACGTCATGGCAGATCCGATAGAGCCGCGCGATACTCCCGTCTTCTCCAGCAAGCGCTGCGCCTGCGTAAAAAAATCGGCGAATCCCTCGCGTGTGACATACTGGACGAGCAGGCCCAGATAGTCGTTGGCGTCCATGTTCCGGACGAAGTCGACGTCCTTATCGATCCCCATGGCGAGCAGCTTGTTGACCTCATCCTCGCATCCGCTGATGTTGCTGATCAGAATGTCGAGGACCTGCCAGATCAGCTCCTCGTTCGCCTTCTGCGATTCCTGGAAGGCCTTGCGCTGTGCTGTTGTCCACTCACTCGGAGCCATTGGCACGAGCTCGCCGTCCACCAGCTTCTGCGGCGTCTTGAACTGTGATTTCTTCAGCAGGTCCGCGTCGATCAGCTTGCGGGCCTCTCTGAGGTTGAATCTCTTAAGCACACGGACGAGCTGCCACACATCGGACGATCTCAAATCATGCAAAATAAAAGCGGGAGCAGCTGCCCCCGCGTCGTTTGTGTTCGGCATCTAAGCCTCCTTAACCGTTGCCCCTCAGGGCCTTCGCCGCCGCCACTGTCGTGATCGGAGCCGCGAAGAATTTGTCCTCTGTGATGCCTGCGTTCGCCTCTTCAGCGGTCAGAACCTTGACCTCCTGATTCTGCGCGTCATCAAAGCCGTAAGCTCTGATGGTCAGAGAATCTGTCTGATCAGAGTGAGAGTCCGTGGACGTTGCCGTAGCATCAGAGTTGTCGACCAGCTTGCACTTGGGATACCAGCGCATGTCCATGGTCTTGTCCTTTTTGATGATCGGCACGCCGTAAGCGAAGTACGGCCTCTCCTTGATGCCGCCGGACATGATGATGCCCGTGTCGACCGTGTCGCCCTTCATTTTGGCGATGATCGCCGCATCGAAGGCGAGCTGCGTGACGCTGATCTCCTTGTAGGTCACGATCGTGTCGGATTCGTAGACAGCGCCGGAAGCGTAAGACTCATAAGAGTCGGAGTTGTCCGCCACATCGATGTCAACCACAGTAGGGAGCTTGACCACATCGGCGTCAAAATCCGCCGCGGCCCAGTCCTTGTTCGTGTTGAAGCA